GCGCAACCCACGCCTGTCCTCGTAAAGTTGCGTTTAGTGTTGCGTTCTTTAGATAATCGCTCATTGCTGCCATGTAGTAACTCCCCCTTTTTTATTTAAAGAAACTGCGCCAATAACCGGAACTTCGTCCTTTTTGAGGATGATATTTCCGTCAGTCGCGTTTATTCGTAGGTCTGAATAGTCAATAACGTCAACTGCGTCGAGTATCGCATTACCTATCGCTGTGTAACGCACTGTGTCGTCTACAAACGCGATTCTCTTAAAGTAATCCGTAATCTTCGCGCTAATAGATTCACGTACTACCTCCACGTCCGCACCTTCTCGTATGGTAAGCGCCGCATATATATCTATCGATAGCTCTGTCACGCCTACGACGGTTACATCCGCAAGTACAGGCCGTTGCGTTTCGATGTATTCGGAAACATGTCCGATAACTGTTGCGGATGGACTGCGCTTTTCGCCGTTTATAACAACGACCTTCACCGTTCCGACGCCGTTCCATTTCGGATAACAACGAGCGTCCGCAATACCTGCGACTTCCTTCGCCCATTGCTCGTAGTGGTACTTGTTGCCGGAAGTAGATGGTCGACTAACCTTTTCGTGATAACGTGCGTATAGTTCTTCGTCCGTTTCCTCGTTAATACCGCCTGTCAAAGCTAATTCGTTCGTTACCGTTATCGTTCCGCTCAAGTCGCCTGCTACGAGAGAAATCGCGCCAATTGCCACGTTACCATCAGAACCGCCGATTTCTGATTCAATCGAGATATAAACGGTATCTGCGTCGATTACCTTTTCTTCCGTTGTTACGAAGTAAATCGGCACTGTATCGGACGTTGATACGCGAGTACCCGGCGAAACTACCGTACCTTGCGGACCACTTACCGTAATAAAGCCCGTCGATTTTACGGCTTCCTTCCGCACTAAACCTTGCTCTGCGACTCGTCTTTCGAGGTACTCTCCGCTTGTTGATTCGGCGAATCCGAGATTTAATACGTTGTCCATTTGGATGTATGCTTGCGTTAATTCGATAGCCATCGGACTAAATAAGTCCCATAAAACGGACCCTTGCCGCTTGTCGAACGTATCCGGGAACTTGCTCAGAAAGCGGTCGAGTATCGCTTCATACGTTTCATTTTCGTACATTAAATAGTCACCTCGCTCTCCATGCGTTCTCCGTTCGTTAATGTAACGTCGAATTTAATCACGACTGCATCGCTACTGTGAGTAACGCTGAAATTATCTACGTCGTCGATACGGTCGTCGTAAATCAATGCTTCGCGGATTACACGCGGGATTTCCTCGTCTAATAGTTCGCGCGTTACGTCCGCACCGATTAAATCTTCTATTTCGCAACCGTACTGATCGTCGTAAATTAAAAAGCGACTCCGCGCAGTTCTTATCGCTTTTACGATAAACTGCTGAATCGCTTCTTTTCCGTCTATTATTCCGCCTAATCCTCGCTCAGTTAAACGATATGTAAGCGAAGGTTCATCGGTTATTTCCGTTTCTAATACGTCATCCACGATTTCTTCTAGTGACTCCGGTATTATCGCCATTTAGCGCACCACCTTATCGATTACGTGGTATAGTTGTCCGTCGTTTGTTTCTAGCACGAATACGTCATCGCCTACGCTAACATAGCCGTCTTGGAAGGCGATTGTTACCGCTGTCCCTCCGTTAATTACCGCTTGTCTTTCGTGAGGTAATATCGACTGCATGACGTTTAACGAATCCATCTCGATGTCGTCCGCGTCGCCCTCGATACGAATAGCGAAGGGGCTGACGGAAGTTACTTTTGCGATGTGTGTACGCATATCTACGTTGTGTCCAAATTCACGCATCAAATTTACAAACCGTGCGCCTGCGTTTCCTTCTTCGCGTCCTATCGTAATCCCCTCCGTCTATTTCTTCGTAGTTTCTTTCTTGTCTTTTTTATCCTTCTCGTCATCTTTTTTCTTCTTAGCCTTCTTTTTCTTCTTTGGCTTTTTCTTTTTCTCGATGCCGAGTTCTTCGTCCGATATTTCAATCGGCGGTAATTCGAGCGATTTACTTATTTCAAGTTTCATTTCGTGCTTACCGTCGCTAAACGTGTGAGAGTCACTAGTAACGTAATAACCGCCGGCAAGTTCCGTCATTGGCTCGCGCACATAGACGCCACATCCAGTAACTACGTCAAGAATACCGATTGCTGAAACGGACGCTTGGTCGTTAAGGACGTTGAGTTCCTTTAGTAACGTCTCCGCGCGTTGTTTTACTTGTGATTTCGTCGCCTTTTCGTCCATTTCCTCGTAATGTTGCATGATTCCGAATAACTTCTGCGAACTAACGGATTTAGTCGTATGCGTAAGTTTATTGTCCTTACCGCCAGTTACGTAGACCTGCGTTTTCGTATCCTCCATCGAAATAGAATAGTTTGCGCTAGTTAGATTCGAACCGGCTGCGAGTATCCACGGAGTTACGTTATTTTTGTGTTGCATTAGCGTCAGTTTGCCGTCTTCATTACCGAAGAAGAAACGCTTGCCCGTCTGCTTATACGTAAGAGTTATCGCTTTTAACATCATTTCATATAGCGACTTATTACGTAAAATTAACTTCGGAATTACGTAGCCAGTATCCTCGATAGTTCCGACCGGTATGTCGAAGTCCTTTGCGATTAGCTTTACGATGTCCGACGCTTTCTTGTTTTTAAACTGTCGAGTAGCATTCGACTTTAACGTATAGTAGTTTCGATCGTAGCAAGTAACGGTCATTTCGCCACTATCGTTGATGTCTGTAGCGAATACGACACCGATAAAAATACGTTTGTTATCGACGTAATACTGAATTGCCTCCCCGTTATTAACTGCGAATGCTTTGTAGCGCCCATCATCCGTATTTTTAAAGTTAAGCGTTAGTGTGCGGTTAGGCTTTTCGCTATGTCCTTCCCACTTAACGGATTCGAGAAAGTCCGCAATATCGATGTCCCGAATTAGTAATCGAATATTCACGGAAGCACCAACTTTTGTCCCGGCTTTATTAAATTAGGATTCTTGCCGATTACCGCCTTATTTGCGTTGTATATTTTCGTATACTCCGCACCGTTTCCGTAGGTACTCTTTGCAATCGCCCATAATGTATCGCCTTTTTTAACGGTGTACGACTTCGCTGATTTCTTATCGTTGTCGGCTCGCGTACTGGAAACGCCTTTAACTGCGTTCACTTTCTTTTCGACCTTGCGGACGATAGGTTCGCGATACTCGACGAGCGACATACTATAGAAAATATCGCCAACGTGACCGGCACGCTCCGGCTGAATGTCGAATGATTCAATAAGTACTGGAATGCTAACGTTTGTTCCAGTAATTAAAAGGCGTATGCTTTTCCGAGTATCGCGCCATTCTTCGATTTGCAGAACCCAACTGCGTGCGTTCATAAAACTGCTATATTCGCAATAGGACGGATTGTAGTCACGCGGAAAGAACGAATCAAACGAAACGCTCTTTAGACCGCGCTCACCCGGAATTGTAACTTCGCCTAAATGCGCGACACTTACTTTCGATACACCATACGGAGAACTTACGGTAAATTCCGAAGGATTAACGGGCAATTGGAGGTACAAACCTTCGCGATCTTTAAGCCAAAATTGTATCGGATTTGTCACGCCATTTGTCCTCCTTCCTGTTCGATTAACTTCGCCAGCGCCATCGCAATAGCGGGTATATCGCTTTCTTGTCGCACATGGAACGTATTGCCCGAAATACTAATTGGACTGCCTCCGCCTGCTTTACCTTCACGTACTTCCTGTGCCGTCTGCAAACGTTCGCCTTTATGAGCCGAAATTTGATAACCATCGTATGGTACGTAGTCAATTCCGTTGTAATGCGAGTTTCCTTTGCTAGTCCCTCCGCCAGTTTCCTCGAATTTAACCGTACCGCCACCGCCAAGTTTCGATAACCAATTCGGTACTTTGAAACTCTTCAATGCGCCAGTGAAATCGTTAAGCCAGCCGGCGATTTTCGAGATAACTCCGCCCACAACGTCGAATGCATCGCCTAACTTCTGAATTACTGGCAGCGCTAGGTCGAACGCCTTTTTGAACACTGTGGTCATGAAATTAACGAACGGCTTGATTACCGTATCCCACGCAATACGTAGCACTTCGAAGGCTAATCCTATAGCCGAACCGAGTAGTTTAAGGATAGGTCCGACGATTTTCCACATAAGCTGAATCGTAGCCATCGTATTGCGGATTACTGGCATAATGACGTTATTAAACGCGATTACTACAATGTCTGCCAAAATTTGGAAAGCCGACATTAACGCGCCAAAAATCGGCTGTGAAAAGCCCCATAACGAAGTAAATACATTAACGAGATTGTCCTTGAACATCGTAAATGTCTGCATTAGAGTCGCTATGCCAGGCTGAATCGCTTCCCATTTCGACTTTAAATACGCTACAAATTCGTTAGCTTTCGTCTTTACAACGTTTATAAATGCGAATATCTTTGCGATAACTTCCGGCGAGAAACCGAGCGCTGAGAGTATGCCGCCGGCGTCGCCCGTTTTAAATGCAGAAAATACACCGGTTATATACGTTTTTACCGTGTTGATAGCCTTTTTAATTCCGTTCGCAAATTCGGTTACTTTTCCGATTTGATCCACACTAAGACCGGCTTTTTGCATTATGTCTACAGACTTTGCGTTGTTGCCGCCTAGTGCTGCGAATAGTCCTTTTACGCCTCCGACAATCTTATCGATTGCTGTTCGGAAAGGCTCGCTAGATTTATAGAAGTGTTGAAAGCCTAGTACTAGTCCAGTAATTGCTCCGATTACAAGTCCGATAGGTGACGTTAAAAATAGTAACGCCGAGCCGAGTAGCTTAAACGCGCTTACTACTGAAAAGAACCCCGCGATTGCCGCGACCGCTATTCCTATCGCCGTAGCTACCTTTTTAATAATGGGGATATACGGTTCTATAACTTTATACAACGCTTTTAACTTGTCGACCAAAGGCGAGATAAGTGTCGCAGCCTTCTTAAGCGCAGTTTCAAATCTCTTCCCAAACTCCGCTATCATTGCGCGCATTGTCGGTAATCCGTTATCTTTTAACAACGTATCAATCGTTTGTATAATAGACGTGACCCCACGCGTGACCGCCGCTCGCATATTATCGAATGACGCTCCCCACGAAGCTCCCGCCTTTTTAGCGGCACCTGCGATATTAACAACGCCTCTTGTACCGTTCATCATCGCGTCTGTAACTACGTCAATAAAGTCTTTCGCCGATATTACTCCTTTAGATAGACGCTTCTGTACGCTATTTACGTTTTGACCCGTTGCCTTTGCATACATTCCAACTCCGTCAATACCTGCGTCGTATAAACGGTTCATTTGGTCCATGCCGACCTTGCCGGACGAATACATTTTCGCAAGCGCGTCGGAAACACCGGCTAATTGGTCGTTAGAGCCGTTACCATAAAACGCTACTGCGTCGCCCCACGCTGCCATCGTTTTAGTCGCTTTATCGACGTCCATTCCGCGTGTAACGAAGTCTTGTACGCCTTTTGCTGCGACGTCTAATCCGTAAGCAGTTCCCGTTACCGCTTCGCGTGTTGCGTCGAGTGCCGCTGCCGTCTTTTCTGCGGAGCCTGTCAACGTAGTTAATACACGTTCGAATGATTCCATCGTATCAATACGCTTAAAGGCGCTATCTATCGAGCCTTTTACCATTCCGATACCTTTCGATAGCAATGCGGTCACACCAATCGCAGCGCCTACGCCAGCCATCGTTTTTGTAAGGCTACTAAAGCCGGACGATACTGATCGCGTCTTACGTTCGACGTCGCTTAGTGAGCGCGTGGCTCTTTGCATCCGCGAAGAAAAGCCGTCATCTTTTAGCGATAATCTCGCTACCAAGTCCATCGCCATTTAACCGCCTCCTTCCTCCGTTATTTTTGCGCTTTCTTACGTTGACGTTCTTCTTCCTCGATTACGAGTTCCTCCGAAGCGTACATAAACATTCGATAACGCGAATCTTTCGCATAAACTTCGTCCGGCGGTATGTGATGCACTTGAAATATCCGATGTAACATCGCCGCTTCTCCGCCGGCTTTAATTAGTTTTTTACTTCTTCCACCGTATCGCCTTCGTTTGCGAACCCACTTACGTCTAATACCGCATGTGATAACGTTGCAACTTCGCCGGCAAGTAGCGCCTTTTGTACGCAGTCAGCCGCGTCACGTGCTCCGTACTTTTCGAGTAATTTCGGATTGTTGAAATCCGGCTCTACGCAAGATTCGGAAATTAAAAGACCGCCGAGTTCTTCTTCGTTGGTAACGAGTTTACGGTTAGCGCCTTTGCCCTCCGCATAGGTACATTGTTCGCGCAACTTATTAACGCGGTCGCCGGTTAGTGCTTTTACGCGGAAATTCACGCCAAGTCGTTTAATAAATACCGTGTCTTCTACTTCAATGCTTGCGCCTAATAGCGCGTCTAATGCATTCAATTCTGCCATTTATAATCATCCGCCTTATCGGTTTATTTTCGTAAGTAATAGCGATAGGAGCCGTAGCCCCTTCGCCGTTTATTGCTTATAGGAATTCGTAATCATCGAATACGAACGTTAATTCTTCCTCTACGATCGAGCCGTGTTCGTATTTCAGAACCGGTATTTTGTTAAACTGGACGCCCTTCACGCGAATAAATCCGCTAGCTTCGGGGTTGTCCGGATCGTTAATTTCCGTAATAAGTTCCGTCACAAATGCGCCTTTTTTATCGTTCATGATTTGACCGATTAGCTTGACGAATTTATGCGTTAATTTATAGCTCGAAATCGTGCCGGACGACGTAACTGTTGTCGCCTTATGCCCCATTTTCCGAGTGCCTGCGCGCTTGATTTCTTCGTAATTAATATCGCTAGTTAGTTCTACGCCGGTTACATTCGTAAGCCATTCGCCTTCGTGATACAGTTTTCCTAACGCACCGTTTAATGTTTTCGTTGAATCCATCATTTATAGCGTCACCCTTTCGTTGTGTTTTCGTTTATTTAAACGTTAATCGATAAGAAAATACGTTCCATCGAATCGACCTCTACGTAACTAACCGCAAGGAAGACGCTATCGCCTTTCGACTGGCGTTGTGGGTCGAGCATTACTTCCGGAGCCATCAGGACGTTATTCGTTTCTAACGTTTCTAGGTACGCTTTAATAGCCGAAATTAACGTAGCTTGTCCTGCCGGATTGTTGTCGATTTTGCCGATATAGCGGTCTTTCGCCGTCGCCGGTATATCCGTTGCAACCGCTTGTCTTGCGCGCATAATGCGGATTTTACCGCGTGCCGTCGCGTCTGAATTCGTAGTTACGCCTTGCTCTACTTTCACTTGCTTACCGTCATTTACGAGTACTAACGAACCGCTCGTAAGCGCCGTATTAATTTCGCTATTTCGTAAGCGTTTAGTTACGTCAGATACCGGTAACGTTGCGTACGTAATCGACTTGTTAATCGGCGTGCCTGCGATAAGTCCTGCGATGTAAGACGCGTACTCTGCCGAAGTTAACTCCGAACCATTTCCGAGTACGACGCCGGTAATCAGATTAACTACGTATTCGTCTTTGACGCGGACTGAACGTGCGTTACCAACCGTAGGGTCTTGGTCATCCGCTTTCGCGCCGCCTAGTACAAACGTAAAATGCTTACCTTCCGCTCGATTACGCTTAACCCACGCTACTGTTGCGTCTTGTTCGCTCGCTTCAACTTCGCCAGGGTATACGAATACGTTGAACGGACGTGCTTCGAATGCGTCACGTAAATCCGCGTATTGCGCTACGGCGTCCGCATTAGTCGGAACTGCATACGCAAGAACCTCCGCTGCGCCGCCTTGTAATATGCGTAATACTGCTTTCGCGTTTGCCGTGCCGAGTATGTCCGTCGCTTGCTTTTCGTTTTCAAACGTATAGAATTCGCCAGCCGTCGCTTTTGAGCCGAATGTGAAAATCGGAATAGCTACGACTCCACGCGGACCTCCTGCGATTTGCGCCAACGCCTGTTCGACGAAGTTAATATATAAACCTGGTCTAATCGGAAGGGAAATTGGGTCCCACTGTCCGCCATTTGCCATTAAATACCGCCTCCATTTTATTTACTTTTCGATGTTACTTGCGCCTCTACTACGCCAATCTTCGGCACCGTATCGAAGTGTCTAGCTTCTCGAACCTCCGCTTGAAGTACGCCAATAATTGCGAATACTTCTCCGCCTTCCGTTTTAAACGGTTGTGAAAACGAAAAAAGACCGTTGCGTATGAAACGCGACGACCCTTTTAGCGGTATTACTTGCGTGCTATTTAATTTACGTTGTAATGCGCTTGCTTTAATTACGCAATCTCGCTCCGACGTTCCGAAGATTACGAATTGATACTCGCGATCTAGCCGGTAATGGTAGCCGGTTTCTGACGTTGACGTATCGCCTTGATAGCGTATGGATAGCTCGCCAGCCGTATATTTCGCCGGTAACGTCTGCATCCAAATACGCGTGTATGTCGCATCGACTACGAAATCGCGTAGGCTTTCGACTTCTGTTACAATGTCCGCCAAACTACCACCCCGCTTTCTTTAATTCCGCTTCTATTTCCTCTTCGAGCCATCGCTGATATTCCGCATTACGTCGCTCTAATGAGACGGCGAGGAACTTCTTTTCCGCGCCTGCGTGTTTTAGAGCCCTACCACCGGCGTTTTGTTCATGGATAAAATAAGCGTAGTTAAATCGCTTGCCACCGGTATTCTGCGTTGCATTCGCTTCAATTTCGATGAATCCGTCGATTCCACTACCGCCAACTTCTCCGTGTATCTGCTTACGTAGATTTGACGTATCTAGCGGAGCAATATCGACAGCACTGCGTACCCAATCGTCCTTAATGTCACCAAGCGCAGTCTTAGCGCCTTTTCCGACTACATCTGGCGCATCACGAACGGCGCGCTTAAACTTCGACATATCTAACGTAAATTCCGCCATTATAAATACACCGCCGTTAACGCAGGCTTACCGTTTACCATTCGTATAGGTTCGATTTTTACCGGTTTACGCTTGACCGTCACGTCTATTTCGTTTTTATATTCGATTACGTCGTCATACGTTATATTCGGTAGCTTATCGAACATTAATTGAACGCCGCTAACAACTTCGGAGCCTTGCGGATTCTTTACGACTTCCGTCCGTTCATCTGCGCGACATTTTAAAATTAGCGGAGGATGCGAAGTAACTTCGCCCCAATCGTCGACAGTAGCCGGCTTGTGTACGAGTACCTTCTGCTTCAGCGGAATTATTGCCATTTATAACACCGTCCATTTCACTTGACGGCCGCTAGGTGCGCCGATTAACTCCGCTACTTCGTCCGGTATAAGCGCGTCGAGTCCTTTTTTCGACCAATCCTTAAACGTAAAAGCGATGCCTCGTACGCTAAACGACGCGATTCCTTGTTGCGCCATTTTGTTCGTATCGTTAAACGCTGCTGCGAGCACTGCGCTGAAAAGGTAAACGGCTTCGTCCGGTATGGTATATCCGCTGTATTTCCGTGTCAGTGTGCGCGAGGCTACGTTTAACAATGCCGTTTTACGTTCTTCGTCTCCGTCGATAAAGTCCTCGTTGTCTAGCGTATTTAAGCGGATATATTCCGTTGCTTCGTCGAGATTCCACAATTGTGTCATACGTTACACCTCCGTTTTATTTACCGGAGGGTTTCGTTGCCGCTTTCGGCTTTGCCTCCGCTTTCGTTGCTTTCGGTTCATCTGCGACTTTCTGTACGTCCTTCAACGATTCAAGCGCTTCTATAGTCTGCTTATCATCTGTTTCGTAAACGCCGTTTGCAAATTGCTTACGTTCGTTGTCGACGTAGAACGTTAACTCTCTATAGCGCGAAGTGAATTTCGCCATTAATTCGATGCCTCCTTACGCAATATTAGGACGTATCGCTACGCCCGTTTCGAGTTATAATTGCGTTAAAATTACGCTAAGTTCTTAATTCGAGCGTGCGCTTTCTCTTGGTGCAATTCAAGCGTGTACTCACCTACGATTTGACCTTCTACGTAGTCACCCTTCGCGCCCATATATTGGTGTGTAAATTGACGCGTTTGCAACGGCTTGATTTCAACGCGATTAATATCTACTACGAACACTTCGTCCGGTCCGACGTTGTTATTTAATACGATTTCAGCAGCGCCAAAGTCAGATAAGTAATGGTCTACGACTTGTCCGCGTCCGTTATCCATACGGTCAAGAACGATTTTATCCTTACTTAACGCCGAGATAGCACGTTTTTGTTTAGCACCTACGATAATCTTATAATTACCGCCAGTAGCAAAACCGCCCTTTTCGAACAACGTTTGGAATGCGTCGATTAACTTATCTTCCGTTAGAGCCGCTTTTCCCCCGTCTGAAACGTTAGTAACGATGAAATTACGTAAACCGCCCATTTGACGCACAAGACCATCCGGTGATTCGTATTTAACTCCGTTGATTACCGCTTTTTCAAGTTGTAACGCTAATTCAAGTTGTTTCTTTTGTTTTTCGTATTCGTAAAGATCGTCGATTGAGTGTTGAGAAGTTGCTGCTGCAGTACCGGAAATAGAGATAGTTTCGTCAAAAATTTGCGTAATATTAGACTTACGTGAGCGCTTTTTGAATCGTGCTTTACGTGCGTCTGCACCCTCTACACCTTCTACGAATTGGAATTCTACTTTATCTCCGATAGCAACCGAAGCCGCCGTAGTACTTGCGTAACCGCGAGATACCGTTAAGTCGTTACCACTTACCGCAGTAACAAGCATGAATTCTTCTCCGACTTTAATTACGTGTTTTGGTTCGAAAATAGAACCGTCTACTACCGTTAATGTTGTGCCAGCATTCGTTGCAGTTGCCGTAGCTTTCGTTTCATCCGCGTACATTTCGTCCTCAAACCAAGCGTGTTCAACTTGCGTCGTAGCTTCGCCGTATCCAACAAGCGATAACATTGGCGTTTGATGCGGATTTAATAATAATAGCTCGTCTGTTACGTCCTCTTTTTTACCTACGATTTGATTTTGTAAAGTTGTCATGTGTAATAGCCCCCGTTAATATAGTTTTATTGCGTTATAAAGCCGCCGCTTATAGTCTTAATTCGCGCTTCAATTTAGCGAATGCCGCTCTATCTGCGGGCAATCCACTTTTGCGCGCTTTCTCTGCCGCTTCTGCGAGTAATTGTTCCGAAGTTTTCTCAACGTCACCTTTACCGCCGTTTGTCGGATCCCCGATTGACTTCTGCTCTTTCTTCGCAACTAGAAACGGATTTTCCGCTACTAACGCCGTTACGATTTCGTCAACGCCTGTAACCATTCCCGCTTCGTCAACTTTCACCGAAGTTAAATCCGCTAATTTCAAAGCTGCGTCAACAAACGCGATACCTTGCGCGCTCGCTTGCTGAATAAACGTGTTACGAATACGTTCTTGCGTTGCTTGCGATTTAATTTCGTCTAGCTGCGTCGCTAATGCTTGCTCTGCCGCTTCTTTCGCAGCTAAGTCGGCTTGTAGTCGCTCAATCTCTGATAGTTCAGCGCGCTCTTTCTCCGTCTTTTCCGCTTCATACTCGGCTAATTTCGTTTTTAAATCGTCGTAGTCCGCATACTTACCTTTGACTCTTCCTTTTTCACGTCCGATTAATGCGTCGAGTTCTTCTTGCGTCATCGTTACGACTTTTGGTTCCGGCTTGTTCTCCGGTGTATTGTCCGCAGGTTTATCTTCCGGTGTGTCGTCCTCTGCGAAGTACTGTAAATCTAAACGTAAATGGTTGTCTGTCTTGTTCATTACGTCCTCCTATCCGTTTAAAGTCCGTCGACTATTATATCCGTTGAGTTTTACGACGTAACGTTCGGTCAAATTAAAAACGCCCTACCGTTTGGTGAGCGCACGTTTAAATACCATTAAGTTCTCGTAAATCAACCGGTAATCGGTCTGGTCTACGTACTGGCGTTAATAAATGTTTGCAATTCGGATGAAATATCTCGCTACGAGGTAAATCGCCGTAATACGGAAAATCACCCGGTGCATCCGGCGTTAGTGCTACGACTTTTCCTTCCCACTTTGAACATGCGTCTTTTGCGCCGTGTCTGCTGATTACCGCATACTGTGAGTCGTTTCCAAGTGCTTCGTTAATTGTCGCTTCCTTGTGCGCTTCCATCGTTTTAGTCCGCACTAACATTTCGGTATACGTATTTAATTTCCAGCGCCTACCTACCGCGTCAACTATCGCGGTATCCGCCGCGCTACCTAGTTTCTTCCGTATGCCCTTCGTTAGCTCCTGTTGTAGCGTTTGCGTACCGTTAATTCCCGCGGCAGTATTCGTGCGTAGTACGTCCGCCGTAGCTTGTCGTACTGCTGCGCGTGTCTTGCGTTCAACGTTCTGCGTAACTGCGAGTAAATCCGCTTGCGTATCGGCAATTAGCGCCTCTACTAGCGGTTTATTTAGCGAGTTAAATCGCGCAATCTTTATGGCATCTTCGTAAGTTTCCGCAAGCCCTAACGAAAATAACGTAGAAGCTACGCCGTCTTTAGCTGACTTCGTAATAGTTGCCGTCGTCCATGCGTTGCCATAGCGATTTAGTTCGCGTAAGATTGCCCGTATGTTTTCTTCGACGGCTACGATTTGAGCTCGTTCGAAATCCGTTAGGAATAGCGAGTTTATTTCGGCCTGTACCGCACGTAACGCCTTTTCGTATTCTTGTGTGAGTCGCTTGATGTCGTATTCGTAATTCGGACGCGGCGCTTGACGGAAATTAGTTGCCATTTGCGTTCACTCCGTTAAATATCGAAGCGTCAACCGTTCCTAGCGCTTTATCCTCATCCTCACCGATACGTCTTACGATTTCGTTCGCTTTTACGTCGTCCACGCCGTCGAGCACCTTAATAGCCGTCTGTACGTCTAACGTAGGTTTTCCGCCAGTTCGGATACTTGCGATTTCCGCCATCGCTTTGTCGTCCGTTGGTAATCCGTCTTTCCACGCAATCTTCGGATACACCGCTTCGCCTTCGTAATCTCCGAAAGCCTTATCGAATAAGTAGCACGTATATAATGCGTCGCGTAATGCACGGTCATAATGCGCGCGAATCCGTTTAACCTTCGTTAAAATAGGCATGAAACGCGCCTTAATTGCGCCGCCGTCCGTATGCGACGTTCCTGTTCCGCCTTTATTGTCGCCGGCCATTACCGTACCGAATAGCCATTGCGGTGTTTCTGAAACGATGAATACCGATGAAATAAGTATGTCTAGCTGACGAAATGCTGCGTCTAATTGCGCGTTCCACGTCATGTAACCAGGTACGACATCCTCCTTTACTACCGGTATATACTTACCGCCAAATTGGACGGAGTTACTTGTATTACCTTCGATGTCGGGACCGTATGCAGTCGGGTCAGCGTGTTTCCAAAGGATAAAATCGATTTGCGCTAATCGGTCGTTAATAGCGGCAAAAGTATCCTCTAACTTCTCCATACCACCGATTCCTTCCCAACCATCGTCCACCGATTTATATGGCGCATGAAATACAGGAATATGCGGTAGTTTAGTAGCTACTAAATCTTCGGCGCGTCCTGTACCGACTTCTTCGTCGATAATGTACGTCTGTATAGGCGCTCCGAATCGCGTTACTAAGTCGCCAGGCACTAAGCGGAAGCGTTTATACTGGATAAAGCCGGGTATATGACGCTCAACGTTTAAATACGGAATGTCCGCCTTGCGCGTAGTAATCCATTCGACTGTAGCAATATTAACCGCTTTGAATTGCTTTACGTTACCGCGACTTGTTTCGGGAAAAACGCAACTAGCGTCAACATGCTCGATAATCGGCTCCATGCGAACGGAATCCGGTATTTCGTAACCTAACGCAAGTAGTTCGGAATAGTCCGTTTGGTATCCGAATCGCGTCTTGAACCACGCATCACCGCGGTATCCGTTGGACGTCGCTGATTCGTGTATTAGCTGATTCAAGTCGTTTTCTTCGACGTAGCCGTTTAGTGCCGTCTGCTCCGTTGACTCGTCGTCATTTCCGCTTTCGTAGTTAGGCGGATCTCCTATGAGTAAATCCGCAGGCTTTGTCGAGAGTATATCGGCTAAGTTGACCGCGATATATAATTTACGTAACTGTGCTGCGTGCGGTGAGTCTCGTAATATTTCCGTCGCACGTTCGTACACTTCGATTTGATTTCCGTCGAATACCTTACGTAGGCGAGCGTAACGTGCTAGTCGCTCAATCGAATCTTGTGGCGGGTATTGTTCGCCTTTTTTAAATAGCGTCAACTTACGTCCTCCTTCCGTTATAAATACGCCGGCTTATCAATCATGCGGCGCTTTGCTTGTGCGCTAACTCGAATGGAAATTTCGTGCGCATCCGGTAAATCGTCATGCGCGCCTTGTCCGTAGCGCTCGTACTGTTCGATTAATAGCATATGTGCCTTACTGAAACGTATCTTGCCGGATTCAATGTCGGGCAATAGCGCTTCAATACGTAATTCCTTACGAGAACGTTGATATACTTTCTTAACTCGATTATGCGCCGGAAATCCGATTGCTTGTAAATAGTCGCGTAATTTATCAACGAAGAACTCCTGCGCTGCTTGCGCTTCCGCTCCGATTACGTCCGGTACGTAATGCTTCACTTTTTCAACGATTATTTCGAGGAATTTATCCGGGTGTACACGATCGCCCCATGCGTCAACCACGTAATAGACGCCTGTTTCTCGGTGCTTCGCTGTAACGACAATTGCTGAGTAGTCACCTCGTTGTTTTCCCATCGCAAAATCGATGCCCATCGAGATTATATATTCGGCATGACGGAATTGACGTTGCGCGTTGTTTTCGTCCCAATACGTAAATGTTGCCGGGTTGAATATCATCGATTCCTCGTCAAGCGGATTGTTCTGATACTCCGTATTAAACGCCTTACTAGAGTTGTCCCACTTCCACGTCATTAACTTCCATATCGGTTGAAACTCCGCCCATAATACGCGTACGCCTTCGTTCATAGCGTCGTAATTAGCCGTATAAAACGCCTCTGCGTCTGCCTTACGATTGACGTTTTCGTGGTCTTGGTATATCGCACGGCACGCTTCCCATAAGTCGCCTCGCGTTGGAGGGTCGATTAACGCCCGATAAACCTTCGTCGTAAAGTCGGATCGTTTATAAAGAATCCGCATTAAGAGAGCGTCAAAATGTACCGTCGTTCCCATGTATATAATCGCAGTCTTTTCGCCTTTTGGGTCGCCCAACGGCATAACTACGGATTGAAACCACTCGCGCAGTTTCGTACGCTGCTCTTCCGTTGCTGCGTTCGTTTTACCGTCCTCTAAGTCGTCACATACGATTAAGTCAGGTCGTGATCCTTGCCAGTTCCGACCACGTAGAGCTTTTCCTGTTGACGATGCCTCTACTTTCGTTAATTGACGTTTGGAACCGTCGCGATCTTCCCATGCGATGAACTCCTCTGAGTTGTCGCGTACGTTTTCCTGTTGTCGCTCGGAAAGTAACGGACCAAAGTCTGCGCGTAGCTTTGCGTTATGTTTCAGTTGCGTCGCCAACCATTCTAGGTTAGGTCCAGATACCGACGGCGTTTCCGATATGATAATGATATACTTACGTTTGCGGTATACGACTTGGTGCAACGGAAAGCCCTTCGTTAAATACGTAGACTTTGCGTGTGAACGCGGTGCCGCTACGGCTGTCTTGGCGTTACGCTTGGTCGTCGATACTTCGTCCATTATTTCGGATATTTCCCGATGGAACTCCGCAGCGTCCGCCTTATCCGTTAAATCGAAACCGTCCCAGTTGCCGGCGTTACCTGGATTACGTGCTTCGCTGAAATATTCGATAGCGAATTCGAGCGTATCCGTTTCGCACCGCTGTATACGCGAAAGGCGTTCTACTTCGTCCAGTAACGTATTTACTTCGATTAGTTCCTCGTCCGATACGTAATGACCGTTGGTAATTCTTTCGTTAATTGCATCGATATATTCCGTATAGGTTGCGATAATATCAGCGCGTTCTTTACGCCCAACAAATCGTCCGTTTACCCACGCCAATATGACCGCCTCCATTTCCGTTTGATTTTCGTTGATATAACGTGTGATAGCCGTTTAGGTAGCGATTGTACTCCGCCACTATTAAGACGGCTAAAACGACGTGTTTATTACGGCATTCTTACGTAGACCAAAGTGATTTTCCGATATGGCGGATATTTTCCGAGCTGAAACGAAAATTTGATACGCCGATTTACGTTTGACCAGTTTCGCCCTATTTCGCCGCCTTGCTTGGGAAAAACGAGATTTGCGAATTGTTTGCGTTTTACGAACAACGTTTTAAATTGCGTTAATTTTTAGTTCAATTTCGCAAATTATATTTATACATTCGTAGCTTTCGATAATATATCTTATGTAAACTAAATAACGTAGCAAACAGCGTCGTATCAACGTTCTTTAATTACGTTTCACTTTCGTTTATACATCGTTTATGCATACGCTTAAAACGCATTCACTTCGCAAGGTTACGTTTAATAAGCGAACACTTTTCGTCAACAACACTGCATAAATATTGCATACGAAATTAGCGGTAAGTGTGCGTATTGTGTATACAACGGACACAATTCGGACTGTTACGGGCATGCCGTCAAAGTGTTCGGAGGGTGCGTCCGTCAGAAGGCAGTTCCCGTAGTTCCACGACCTCAACGCAACCTACCGCAACCACTCCGTTAGAGTTTCTTCCTATATAATGCGCTACTATTCGTCACCCTTGCGATTACTACCGCTACCCCACTCCGCCATACGCGCTTTAATCTCGTTCACATCGACACTACCGTCGCCTTTCGACTCTACTTCGAGCTTCTCCGTTAAAAGACCATGCGCCTGTAGTAGCGTTCTGAAAAGAGCCGCGTTACCGTCCTTGATAATATGCGAAGGTATTGACGCCATAATGTCCGGCAAGCTATCGATCGTTGAGCGTACTATCTCCCGCTTTAATTCGTCGTTAAATTCGTCCTTCATACGCCATTGTCGTAATGATTCGCTACTTACGCCGACCTTCTCCGCTACTTGTTCGTAGGTAAGTCCGCCTCTTTTCGGTAACGATAAAAGCGCTATTGCTGCGTATTGTCTATCCGTTAATTTACGTTTGGTCATCTGTTTCACCTCCGTTGTTCTGTTCGCCCAATAATTGGGTGTACGTTTATCTCTCGCTATTCTTTGAATAGAAGAACCTTCGCTAAGATATATAAGTAATACATCTGCGATTAATAAGCGTTCTTTGCTTATTGAGCGCTATTATTTAAATCTCGTTAAGTAAGTCTAGTTATCTAAATCTAGTTACCACCCAATTAGAGTGAAAAGTCGTCCCAATTATTGTGAAACGTACACCCAATTTTAGGTGTGACACGATATTATCCGTCGATATAACCACGCTTACTACGATATTCTTGCATCCGAAGTCTATCGCGTTCTTTCCGTTTATTACTCGTGTCTAACCGTTTCTGATACACGTCCCACGCTTCCGGAAACTCTACGTAAAACTCCGCTTGTGTTAACGGCTCTAACGGTAAATACGAACCTTTCTCCGGATAATCGATTAAGCCGACCTCCTTTAAGACCTCGACGTGCTTATCGGTCGTATTGCGGCTCACTCCGTACTCAACTGTTAGCGTATCGATACTAGGAAACGCTCGACCTTCTGCAGCGTTGTACTTATCGACGATCAGCGCGTATAAAAATAATAACGCCGGATTCATCTTCGGATGATGTACGTAGTGCTTAACGTTTGACGATAGCGGTATAAATGTACGTCCATTTGCGCTAGGTGACATCTTATCGTAAATCTTGCGATTTTCTCCCATTACTAATTCCCCCGTTCACTAATTTAAGTTCCGTTAACTAAGTGCTTTCGCTTTGCGTTCGTCGTATTCGTCTAGTAGCGCGGCTAATCCGTCATTGCGCTCAAATACCCACATACGGTTGCCTGTACGATCATGTAGCGCCGTATATTTATAGCGGACACCATTCGCCTTTAAGAAGTAGAATAGCGTAGTTGAGTAGCAGTAAAAATCGTTTGTTTTCGTTGACATATCGTATAACCTCCGTTTAATAAGTAATAGCGCGCACGATAGCGCCTTTCTTTTTAGCGTAATCAATCATGCCTTTTGTGCCGCGTGATTTACCGTCCCAAAATGCGATTAATGCGTCAGCTTTATCGGTGAACTCCGAATTACCGTCCGCCATTTCTCTATTCCGAATATGGCCCGCAGCACGATTCGGAGTTCCATCTGCGTTCTTCCATTCCGGTATAAATTGTTGAACTGTAAAGCCGTTTTCCTTCGCGTAACGCTCGCCCAATAAATCCGCACCTTTTGCTCCGCCTGACCTTACGACAATGTCGTGAGTAGTTCGCTTGTTTAATAGCGCCTTGTCGCACGACTCCTTTAACTTCAAATAATCGGAGAAATCTCGTCCTCCTGCGATGATAACGATAAATTCCGTCATACTAAAACCAACTCCGTTCACTAATGTAGTCGTTTAATGTCCGCCGACAACGTAAAAGACGCCCAGTTACGGACGCCTTCTCGTCATTCACTCCGCTTGAGTCGGTGCGGATTACCGGCATATCTTTCGTTTTATGACGGCGTTATTAGCATGCTATGCTTCCGTCGGCCGACTCTCGTAGTTCGGCGGTTAATCCTCGAAGCACCACCGATAGGCAACGCTCGTCATCGGACGCCCCTACGCTCTTGTCGTAAGGGTACTACTCCCGGTTTTTTAACGAAGTCACATCCACAGGCCTCGGCATTATAGCGTTTAGCGTCCGTTATGCTTGGACGTGATTCGATTTATGTGCGCTTGACACGCGACCTTTAGCCGCTAAATATAAACGGAAGAGGTACGGATTTGCACCGTACATATCGCACCTTTTACCGACGGCTTGTTCGCCCTACTAAGCGATTACCCGCGTACTGATAGGACTCCGACTGAAACGGCTATGAAGCGTCTACCTATTCCGCCACTCTTCCGTAATGCTTAACGCCGTATAGTTTCGCAACTGCCGAGCTCCTACGTCGCAAGACCGCTTATGTATATAGCGAGCCTTGCCGTTGCTTACTACGGAGTTTGCTCGCTAAAGTTATTACTTCTCCTATAATGTACAGCCAACTAACGGCACTTTTTATAAGGTAAATACGCATAATCAGTTATATATACCTAGTAATTCGCGATGTTTACGGTTACTATCCCGCGTCTTAATCCGATGATCTACGTAGTCAACCGAAAAATCCTGCATTAGGCTCTCGGAAAACTCCTTCTCCTCCCGCTCGTCACGCTGACTATCGGACATTATCGGATATTCTTCTCGCGTCATTTTGTCGGGGTGAGGGTTGGACAGTTCGTCGTAAAGTATCAAGGAAGCAAGCCGGTTCAATACGACGCTGCCGAGGTGCTTACCGAACTCTTTAAAGTATGCTTCCGTCATCGCCTCCACTCGATATATGCGGTCTTGCGGCTTAGAATCGCCCATCTTTGCGAGTTTAAATAGTAAATCTACGTATTCATGAGGCTGTATTCGCTGATCACCGTTGAACACCGTAACAATCCCGCTCATAGACGTTTCAACTCCTCAACATACTCATCGAAAATGACGTCGGCTTCGATTCTATCAAACGTAGTAGCCTCTAATACCTCCGATTCGATAACGCAATAGAGGACGTAAACTCGACGTCTATTTGTATAATCGTTCATTTGACCGAGGTAAGCATAAGAATCGCCCGCTACGTAGCGTTTATGAATAATCACGGTATCTTCGTCAGGGTATCTCGGTGTATTATCCGGAGTAGGCTCGTAACCTTGTTCCATGCGTAACCTCTCGTAGCCGCTTAAATTCCTCATCTGACACGCTCCATTCGTTTAGTTTCGGCATCAATCGAAGATTCCGCCGCTCGTAATAATCCGTTAATTGCGGGCTGACTCACACCCATCGCCAACCCTGCGTCCCTCTGCGTCAAATCCTTTACGTACACTAGACGCAATGCCTCGGCTTGCCTAGACGTCAGCCCTGCGCGTTTAACAGCGTCTGCAAAGTCGACTAGCGTGTCGGATGCGTTGGTGTCGCCTACGTAACGGCGGGCTGATAATGCGTGTAAATTGCCTAGTATCGCTTTAGCTTCGCTTGCTTTCGTCAAATTACCGCCTCCTATTTCGTATAATTGTCACCAGCAGTCGCTCAATTAGGCGGGGCACTCCGGTTCTTCCGATAAATACGATGGTCGTACGTCTCAGTCGGGTTACTGCGAAATGTAACGTATCTCTTTCGCTCATTCGGATGCCCCCAGCCGTGAATCATCTACGAAGCAGCCACAACCGCCGATGTCCGTAAAGTCGATTTCCTCCTGGCGTGAGGATTCGATTTCCTTGCGGAGCTGTTCGAGTGTTAAGCGGAGATTAATTACTTTGCGGTCGGTGTACCCGTGTAATGAGCGTTCTATATATCCAGCTCGGAACTCTCGATATTCTTCTGGGTCATCGCCGTCAGCCATTTCCGGAATTAATAATTCTGCGATATTACCCGCAGTAGGCGGCACGAATTCACGAACTGTCTTAGTTCGTTTCAATATCGAAACTTCCTTACCAATTGTTTCGATGAATTCGCGTTCTTTATTTTCGTGGTATAAGTATAATTCACGGTTCTTTTCGAGCAAGTTAGCGAAGTGTCCTTGTCCGGCACGAACGCAGAAACCTCCACAGTTGTTGTGGCTAAAGCCCATCGCATATAAGCGAGGTGCTTCGATGTTTAGTGCTTCTAGGTTGCGGATAATATCGATTTTATTAACGTAAGGCTCGTCACATAGCGGAAACTCAACAGGATACGGTGCCCAATTCCGAACAGGTTCTTTCGTGCGGTGCTCTTCCGTCCAGTCAATGCCGAGGTAAAGTGCGGTGTCCTCTGCGTTGAAATTCACCTTTACGTAACGTTTAGACATCCGTTGCTTAAGCTGTGCGGAACACGGAGCAATACGCGAGTTGCCGAGGAAGTTCGATTCCTCAAATACGTCCCACACGTCGCGTTGTTCAGATAACCATAGTAACGATGGTATTTCCGCGATTGTATCGATACGCAGCGACTCTAGTGCTAATCTGCGAGATTCCATATCTGTATACACTAACGGTAACTCGCTCGCTCGACTGAGCAGACGCTTAACTCGCTCGCCAGTAACTCCGAATATCTCCGCCGCAGACTCGATAATAAAACGATATAAGTCGTTATCTTCGATTAGTGTATCGGTGAATAACAGATATAAGCCGTCGGTGCCATACTCATGGCGGACTCTATTAGCGACTTCCCACGATCCGGTTCCACCGCTGAAAAATACGATTCTGTTAGTGATATTAATCGCCCTCTTTCCGTATATTTTCTTTGCGTCACACTTGCGTCAACTTTACGTTTGACTTCCTCAACCACCGCGTGCTATACTCGGTTTAATAAAACTAAGGCTAACGCCAGTTACGGAGGTAATTACGTATGGAAAAAATTACGATAAGCCTAACATCGTCACAAATCGAACGTTTATCCGGTATAGTAGAAGCGATGAACACAACGAATAATCCAAACGGAATCGTGTGGAACATCGATGATGCTTTAATTAGCGCTATTATAGCGGTAACGTCCGAGTTGGAACGGACTAACGGACTTTATATTAGTCCTGAGCTTTAACGTTTAATTTCGTTGCAATCCGTTTAAACTAACGTTATAATTACGTCAACTAAGATTTATAACGGGGGCTTACCGCTATGCCAAAAGACGCAGCAACTACTACGCTATTAACCGGATTCGAATTCGTACCATCTGACGGCCTGCCCGTCGTCACACTCGATAAGCAGAAACGCTTTTATCTGAACGCAGCGCTACGTAGTTTTATCGGCGTACAAGCGTATGACCGCGTAGCCATTGCGTATAACCCTGCGGAATCAACGCTCGCTATCGTTAAGCCTGGCGCTGGAATCGCCGATGCCGACAACGCTTATTATTCGGTAGACGGGCGCCATTACGTAAGTGCACGTCGTTTCCTGCAGCGCTATCCGATTAGTCTCGACGATGCGCCGTTGTTCTTCGAATATACGCAAGGCGGCGCGCAAGGTAACGTTTTTATCTTCCGCTTGAAGGATTCAGATGTACGTGAGTAGACGTTCGCCTATCGCTTGTATAACGTTTACAGTGACGGCGTTGCCCGCTTGTTTATAGCGTTGTGAGTCCGATAAGCCTGCGGTTACTGCCGTTTGATGCTGTTCGTCCGTAAAGCCCTGTAGACGCCAACATTCGAGAGGTGTTAGCTTTCGGATTCGATAGCGAGTTGTATGTTCCGCTATTTTCGGTTCTCGGTGTCCTCCTCCCATTGTCGTTAGTGTTGGCGAAACGCCCTCCGCGCTGTAAACGCGCTTGATCGCGTCGTGACCTTTTAGGTCGATGTAACCGAGCATCTGCGGTTCCAATACTTTTGGCGCTTGATTATTCGTCATACTAGCGTGTAATGTTCCGACCTCACCTTTTACGAATTGCTTACGTTGTTGATTCTGCTGTATAATCTTAACCTCTTCGGACAGTTGCGTATCTTCTAACTGCGCAACTAACTTCGCCGTCTTTTCTTCCGATAAATAATACTTCTCGTCAACCGTTGACTCTAATACGTCACGTAATCTCGTAGTCACCTCCGTTTGCTCCGGCCAGTCGAAGTTAAACGTTTTTGTATCGGCGTAACCGCTGATTCGACGTTTGCCCTTCGCTACTACGTTCGTCCCTTCGATAATCCAAGGCGAAGAATTTGCCAAGTCATCGCGCAATGCTACGATGAATATCCGTTCACGATTCTGCGGTACACCGAAGTATTTCGAGTTCAATACGTTGAAATCTACGTGGTAGCCGATGTCATTTAACGTACTCACGATTACCTCTAGCGTTTTGCCTCCGTCATGCCCTACGAGTCCTTTTACGTTTTCCAACAGAATAGCGCGAGGTTGCTTCGTCTTTGCTAGGCGTGCTACTTCGAAAAATAACGTTCCGCGTGTATCATCGAAGCCTAGCCGTTTGCCTGCGACACTGAACGCCTGACAAGGGAATCCGCCGACTAAAACGTCATGATCCGGCACATTTTCCGCAGTGATTGCCGTAATGTCGCCCGCAGTAGGTTCGCCGTATAGCGCTTCATACGACTGATTAGCGAATTTATCAATCTCGGAGGGTAGTACGCAGTTACCGCCTAGTCGGTTTAGTGCCGATTCAAATCCGCCGATACCAGAAAAGAGCGATACGTAATTGAACGGCTTAAAGTTGTATACTACTTCGTTAGTTTGCGTCATTTTGCGTTCTCCTTCCGTATTGAAATCGTCTATATAAATAATCTTCTCGTCCGCCGATGCCACTGTAAGTGCTGGCGCTATCCCGTCCGTAAAGTAGAAGCGGTTAGCCTTTTCGAATACGCCAGGCTGTTCGATGAATTCCGTTACCTGAGCGTCGTATACGACCGTTTCGACACTTAACGCTAACTTCAATGACTCCCATATGTCCGCGTCAGGTACCGACCAACAAGCGTCTGTGCGGAACCAATGCTCGACCTCCGTTACTGGTCGATCCAATAACGAAGCTAACTGTTTATTCGATAGATTGGACGCTTTCTTATGACTTCGCAATAGCGTCTGTAAGTCGGCTTTATCGATTACGTGCTTCCTAACGACTACTGGCATCGATAATTCAACGCGTTTGACATCGGTCATTATACCGCCCCTTTTCGTTTAATCTCCGCCACCAATCGCCCAACCTCCGCAACAAGAGCGTCATAACCACCGTCATTCCGTATTTCGTAATCAGTAACGAAGCCCTCAACGGCTAATTCCGTCGGATGCGTTAATGCTTCGTAGTCGAATACGTCGCCAACCGCCTGTGCACGCGCTATTCTTACGTCTGTAGACGCCGTAACGCGGACTATCACGAAGCCATTTGCGCGCGCCCATTCGATTTCATTCGCTTGCCTAGCGTCGGAAATAACGACACCTTGCGTCTTACGGCTTTCTAGCGCATAGGCAACGCGTCTAGCTACGTGTTTCACCCAAACGTCGGCGTCATAATCGCGCAGAACGTTCATAAACTGATATAACGCGCGCGGCTTCGGTGTTCTTTCTACGTCGATAAATGCGCGGTGTGCTACGTCTTTCAGCATGTCGCCGAACGCAATTGGCGTAGCGAAGCCGTGTTTAGTTGTCAGTAACGTAGCAACGGAATCCTTACCGCTACGCATTGCGCCAGTTAGACATATACGTAAGATTCCGTCATTAGCCATTCGCAGCCACCGCCTTGTACAGTTCGTTAATCTCATACGCTTGCGTTTTTATCGTCTGTTCCGCTTCGTGAAGTCTGCGAGATAAATTCGCTAGCAAATCGATGACTGTCGGCGATGCTTCTACGGACACACCTTCGTCTACTAATTCGAAATGTTTCCTTACGAAACTGTACGTTAGATGGTGCACGTCTCCGTTACCGTTTATTGTAGATAATTCGTACTCATTTACGGAGGATATCACGTATAACTTCCCTTCCGTAAAATGCGTAAGTACCTTGCTTGTGCATCGTAACTTACCGCCGACTTCGTATTTCTTCGTCATCCTCAATCGCTCCCTCTCCGTAATAATTCGATTCCTACCGTCTGTCTTCCGAATTCCCACGCCTCTGATTCCGATGCTACTAATACGTCGATGCGGAATTCCTTAATATCGCCGCCTGTATCGATAGCAATCGCCTTAAATGTAGTGCCGTCACCTAGCGATACCCTAACGATGCTGCCGAGCGGAATTTGCCGTGTATCGACCGCAATAACTCGATAGCCCTCGTAGTAAACTGATGTCCGCACATCTACGCCTGTTTTCGTTATGCCGGTGCATCCCGTATCACAAAGCGCGACATACGCCGTAGCTTCATAGGCAATCGTTTCTCTACGCGGGCTATCCGATCGTGACGGCATTATTTCCGCTTTTACTACGTCACGTTTGCGTTTCATTTCCGTTAAATACTGCAACCTTGCTCGCCGTTTAGCTTCGAATAGCTCCGCTTGTATGTCGCTATCGTCGGCTATGACGAGCGAGTGACTGGCGTCTGTTTCTTCGTCGTTAGGCGTTGTTTCCTCCGCTTTATTGGCGTGCAAGAATAGCGTACAGGCGACGATTATTGCGATTATGGCTCGTTTAGCGCGTCTCATAAGCGGTCACCTCCGTCGAATAGAGCGTCGGTCCACGGTTCAACGGCTACGACCGCCTTGCGTAAATCCTCGGCAAGTCCGGCTATTTCCGCTTGCGCTCCGTTGCCCGCTTTACGCTTACCGTAGAAGTCGAGGATAGCACGTAGGTTAGCGGATATAACGCCGTTACACGCAGTAGCTTGCGGTAGGACTGCGCGAGCATCTTCGGCGGGTATTCCGGCTTTGCGTAAGCGGTCGTAAGTTTCTTGTATCATCGTCATTGCCTCTTCAAATTCGAATTTAGCGGAAGTCACCTCCCAATCGCCGTCAGCATCGGAAATGTCAACGATTTCGTCCGTAATTGTGTCCGGTACAACGCAGTCGAAACCGCCCGACTTATCTCCGCTGCCAAACCGCACATATCGCTGCGACTGTATACTGAACGACCACCCTACGCGATGCCTCGTTATCTGCGCCAGTAATGCGCGAGAAATACCTTCTACTGCGAAGTTGTACGTTAAATGCTCCAACGTCGAAGTGTGTCCACTTGAGACGATCATTCGGATAAGTCGGTTGGCGTCCGTTCCGCCTTTGCCGTCGCTAGCTTTCGTTTTGAAGTAGCGAGCGCCTTCCTTTGCTACTATTTCCGACGGCTTGCCTGGCGAATAGCACGTGCGAATAGCGGTTAGAGCGAGCGCTTGTCCATCCGTTACTTTTTCGAGAATACCTACGTCGGCATCCTGTTCGTAAACTAGCGAAGTCACGAAATCCTCCGCTAGTTGCGTATGTGATATGAGCGTTACTTTACGTTGTGTTTGCGTCAATTAATCGTCCTCCTTAATCATTTTGATGATGCGGTAACTTGCGTCTAAGTAGTAGTGTCTAGCACCATCGCATATTACGTCGTTAAGTAATTCGATAATAGCGTCGTTACTCAACGGCTCTTCAAAGTCGCCGGTAATTTCGATTTCTATAATCGCTTTCATACGCTCACCCCACTACTGCCAAAGCCGTTATCACCGCGCTCACTTGCGTCCAATTCCGTAATTTCAACGGCTTCTAACGTAGGTAGCTTCGTGATTACTAACTGCGCGATTTTATTACCTTTGCGAATAATATACGTACCTACCGGAACGCTTTCATCCGATAATAACGAGCCTTCGTACACTGTTCCGGACTTATCAATCGTATATAACGCGTTATGATGAACAACGTCTAGTTCGGGACCATGCCCGTAATTCTCGATTTCATACGTAAGTTGCGATGTATTATCGACTATGACACCGACCTCCGAAGTGTAGCCGTTGTCAATCGTACCTACCTGAACTCTTATCGGTGTTTGCGACGTAACCCCGCTGCGAGGCCTTACCGTCGCTTCGTAGCCTGGCGGTAACTGTACGGCGATGCCCGTTTTGACTACGACAGTTTCGCCGGGCTCTACGATGATGTCCTCCGATGCTACTAGGTCATATCCGGAGTCGCCAACGTGTGCCTTCGTCGGTATTACTGCGTCGTCGGTCAAGCGTTTGAAGCCTACGGTTAATTTCGTTGGTAATTTCGTAGTTGGCTCCGGATTAAAGAAGCGCTCGATTTCGTTTAAGTCTCGTTTAGTCATTCCGATTCCTCCGTTTCATCTTCGTAATCTTCGTCAATTTCCGGTCTAGCGTCGAATGATTCATCATCGCGCCATTCGTGTACTACTTCGATACCTAGCGCCTTTAGAACGGATAGTATCGCATCAACGTCTATGTCGTTAGATACGGGCAACTCCTCGCCGTTTACGAATAGGCGCGTGCCCCAATCGTAGCAACAGCCGTCACCACAATACGACTCCCACGATTGCGTTTCGATTAATACCTGTTCACTTACTTCGCTCATATTATCGTCCTCCCTTTCGTCAGGTTCGTATGGAAACGCATTTTCATCTACGACTAAATTACGGCTCCACGGTAAGGACGCCGTTTGTGGCGCCGTGTCGCGTGGATAGCCAGTCCGTATTGCGTGTGTGATGTCGTAGTGTTCGATGTCCATATTATTACTCACCTCGTAGTTTCCTCGCGGATTCTCGGTACCTATCTCGTTCCTCTTCGACTGTCTTGCGGAATCTATTCTCAGATTCGTACGCATGTTTACGGTCTTCGTACTGCGTTTTTAGAAAGTACGCCTCAACCAATCTATCGGTAGCAAGATCGTTCGTAGCGCCCATCTGACACGACTTCTGTTTCTCCGCGATGAGTATCTCCATTTCGCGCTTTAAGATGCGTTCGAATATCGAATCTACGGTAAATTCAGCCATTTTGATTCCTCCGTTTCTATTTAAGCGGACAAGAGTTGCCGACACATTCCGTTGAATAATCCGTCGTATCTTCATCCTCCGCTTTAATATCGCCTTGTATCAGTTCCCACGGCTTCGCTTTAAGTTTCGCTACCATCGAGTTATACTTCGTTTCATCGATAGATTCGTAAGGCATCTGCGGATAAGTGTCGGTGGCATACGGTAGTAACGATGTCGATTTAATTACGCCTTTGTATCGACTAAGCAAGTCGGTGATTTCGTCGATAACCGCACCTTCTTCGTGTTTGTCAATCGACATTTGAGGATTGCCGAACTTATCGAGTAGTACCGAACCATCTTCGAAGAACGTTTGCTTCGGCTGTGCTTTGTGGAAAGACAACGTAGCGCTCACCGCATTGTCGCTCCAATACGTAGCTAGTAGCGCCTGTAACGCCGCTTGCTCACGTAAGGGTACAGCGCCTGCCGATTGAAAATCCGAATGTTCTGCCGTAGGTGCTTTCGTTGGGAACTCGACAACGACCGTATTGTAATCGTATTTACGCGTACCATCTTCGTTAAAGCCTACGACTGCCGGCTCGATGTAGTATCCGCAATCCATTAGTATCGGAATTAACGGAGCATTCGCTGCCATACGGACACGGCGAATCATATATGCGGACCAATGATAGTGCATACCGGGTGATGATCCCATCAATAACGATACCGTACCACTAGGTTTCACTGTCGTTACTTTAATGGACGGGTTAGCTTCGAGTTGTTTCGCTTGTTCGATATTCGTCGCTTTAACTTCGCCGTACAATTCGTCTAACGTTTGGCAAACTTCGTCGTTAAATATTGCGTTGCCTTCCGCATCGAATCCGAGGATCGCTTTCTTACCGAATTTAAGTAGTACCCAGTCGGTAATTCCAGTAATACCTACGCCTAATCGGCGATGTCTACTTACTACGTCGCGTGTCGCTTCCCATTCGTAATGTCTGAAAGTAATGCGGTAGGCGTAACGTGCAGCCAAGTAAGCAGCTTCGTTATATAACGTTGAATTTTCGATTCCTTTATCGATTAACTGCTGAATGCGTGGTAAATTAATTTCGAATAAGTTGCACGGTGATGCGTTTGGTAACGTTATTTCGCCGCCTTACTGTTCGCTTACGTTTCCGTAAGTGTCGGACTATCGCATAGCTTTCGCTCCGAATCGCTTAGTCTCTCACGCTGGCTTTACCCTTGCGCCCTGTTGCCCTCGCCTTAATCGTTAGGGGTCCAAGTCAATCAGATTCGGTTTTAAATCCGCCCGGCTACATTTGCTAACGGATTGAACACTTCTACTTCGCCATCAATATCCTTTTGGAATCCGTCGATAATACGCCCATAGTTACGGCTTAATTCGGTAGAAACATAACCAGGTTCTCCGTTGTAATAGATGTTTACTGCAAGGTTACGTAACGTGTCACGGTCTGTATCGACGCCAATGTCTACGCTATTATTCGAAGCCCATCGCCATTGTGACGCTTCTAAGTTCTGCGGTAACGAGTAATTCTTCGATTCTACGAATTCGTTATCGTCTTGATCGCCGATTAGTATTAGCGCAGTCCGTCGCACGTTACCCGAAACTACACACGTTCCGATTAGCTGAACAACGTCGCCCCATTCCGTAGGCGTTACGTAGTCATTGACGCGTCTGTTCAATATCGTATTAACTCGATTTAACATTTCGACTAACGGCGCCGGACCACTCGCAGTCCCACCGAATCCTACGATAGCTGAACCGCGTGGACGGATATTACTAATATCGACGACCAATTCGGTAACGCCTTCGTAATGTACATCGATAACTTGTCCGAGCGCATCGGCCCAACCTTCGCGAGAATCCGCAACTCGGATAATATCACCTTCAACTACGATTTCGTCCGTTACGCCTAGCGCTAATAATTCCGATTCAAAGTCCGCGTGGTTGTAGTCGCAGTAAATCGTTAACGCTAACTCATTCGCAACTTTAGGAATCTGTTCGACGTACTTACGCTGTACATTAATGCCGACGCCTCCGCCTTTCATCGCCTGGTCGAACGTAAACACTGGCGCAAAACTTACGCGTTTAGGCTCGTCGCTTGTATACGATTGCGGACGCATGGAAACGCCCCAACAGTTATTCTCCGCATCACCTACGCGCTCGGCGTATTCCGTTCCGGACATCCATAAGCCACGTCCCGGCGGAGTCATTACGAGATTGAATACGAGGTGGTAAAAGCGTTCCATTTCCTCGTTGAGTGCCGCCATCGCTTCCTCCGAATACTTGCCGATTTCACGCAGGCGTTTCGCTTCAATTTCGAAGTTTCCTTCGGTGATCCGTTGTACCGTTTCGTCCCATCGTTCGAGCGTGCCGTCGCCTTTCTTACGGGCATATGTGCGGAGATAGACGATATAGCCGAGTCCTCCGAATCCCCATTTCGGTTGCTTGTTACGATATTGGGCTAGAAAACCCTCGTTTAATCTAATTTTCGTAGTTTGCGTCACTCAATCGTCCCCTTTAGTCGTATTCTCGCTATTTATTTCCGCCTCAATATTCGCTATCGCCGTATCTGTCTCGGCTATTTCACGTTCGATTTCCGTTACTCGCCGTTGCGCCCGTTCTAAGTCGTAAGCTAGTTCGCCACGCCGTTCTTTCACCTCCGTTAGAAACTGTCGCAAGTCGTAATTCATACGAATATAGCTCCGATTATTTTAACGACTGTGTACGTATTAGCTACGGCGAATCCGAGGAAAGTTGCAACGGAGATACCTATGGCGAAGGCGACTAGCGTAGCTTTTGCGTAAGTTTTAATTTCGTGCATATTGCGTCACTCCTTCGTTAAACTTCGTAATCAATCGCCTGTAATTCAGCTTCAGCATCTTCGTCCGACATTGCTAACACCATTTCTAGCGGATAACAGCACGATATTAGTACCGCGCGGTCATAACCGTGGTCTTCACGCCATCTTGCGAATAAGTCGTCAATCGATACCTTATCGTTTGTTACGTTAATTTTCGCCATTACTTAACCTCCTTCGTTAATGTTACGATTTTACCGTCTGTTCTCATTATTTTATATCCAGCGTTATAGACTTCGTTGTAATCGGTGACTGTAGCTTTGTATGTCGTAGTTGGTCCTTCTTTGATTCCGAACACTACGCAAGTAGTTAATAATGCGGCGACCACCGCGCACACGATTGTTGCTACTAAATTGCCGTTACCATACCCTTCGCGGATTGTCGTTACGATTCCGTATATTGCAGCTACCACTAAGAATAACGCTATTCCCGAGAAGATTATCATACACGGTATAAAAAACCACCAATCCGTACTTTGCGATAATATCTCCATTACTTCGCCACCTCCGCTATTGTTACGAATTTATTATTGAAGCGCTCGTAACCGATGCCAAACGTTTCTTTGTACGTTCTTGGTGCGCCACCTACTTTATATCCGCGTCCTTTTTCATCGCGGCGAATTCCGCTACTATATTGAGGCGTAAATGCTACGCCCTCTTGTCGTGCGTTAGTTCTGCGTTGTCTACGTGATAATTTCGTCATCATAGCATCCCCTTTTCGGTTAAGTACGCAAGCCCTACGGCAACTGCGTCTGATTCGTCGTCCGTTTTAAACGTAAAGTCGTCCGCTAATTTAAGGCGCTCTCTAACGCCCGCTTCTACTTCGTCCTTGTCGGCTTTACCGTTTCCAGTCGCCGCCTTCTTAACGGCTGACGGACTGAATTCGTTATCCGCCGTAATTGCGTAGCCATAGCGTCCTAGCGCCGAGTCAACCGCCGCCCATGCGCCGAATACGAGTTGAGTCGCCCGTTTACTGCGCCCTTTCGTAAAATGTTCGCGACATACAACATCGAATGGTCCGTATTCGTGAACGATTAGTGACGTTTTAGCTTCGATATAGGCGTAACGCTGACTATCCGGCACTGATGCGTCCGTTTTAACGCTATCGACGTGCAACAACGTTATCTTCTGACCTCCCTTTAGCGCCTTAACGTCGAGTACTGCGTAGCCGGGTGAAGCCGATATGTCGAGCGCTAATATGCGCATTAGTATTTCGCCTCAGTGTCGTCGACTAACTTTACGAAGTAGTTCGGATCATCCCCGTTCAAATCCGCATTGTTCGTCCGCGCCTCCGACTCTGATGCCGTTTTAATATTGAATGAAAATTCGCCTGTCTTGGCGCAGTAGTACTTGATTCTAGTACCAACGACAACCTCCGTAGGCTTCACGGCATTTTCGAACTCTTTCACGTCCAAGCCGAGCGCACGACCTAACGCAATAGCCTTGCCGATGTCTGCGTTGAATACGTCGTCTGGCGCACATTTGGCGATGGCTTTGGCGTAAACCTTGCCGGTTACTATTCCCTTTAGTAAGACGACAACTGTACGTTTGTCTGCGTTAATAATAAACTCCGCGTCACACGCTGCTCGTCGTCCGTTATAAATAGGAGCGTACACATCGCTTATTTCGAGGCGCTTACCCTCCGCAGGCAATCCGCTAGCTACAATTCCGGAAACTTTTCGCTTACTATTCGCAACAAACGCCTTCGCACGCTCAATTACGGCTTTGCGTTGTTCGTTAGGCGTAGGCTTCGGAATGAAACCGGTATAATCCGAATTATGTTTCGCTATATCAACGCCATAAGCATAGCCGCCTTGTAACGCCTTAACTTCCGCCTCTAACGTAGCCACTTTCGATTCTAGTTGCGTGATGCGTGCGTTTTTGGACGGTTTGTTTGGCGAGTGGTCTTCGATTATGACTTCGTATTCATCGTGATTTATCGATATCATATTGGCAACGGTTGTTTTAACGGCGTGGCGGGAACTATCTTGATAATATCCACTGACTTCGAAAACATCGCCGTTTTTGTATTCGCCCATCGTAATACCTGCGTCAGTAATCAGAATGCGTTCACCTACGTTAGCTTTGCGTTTTACCGTTGTATATTTCGGAGTTGACGCGACTAATTCAATGTAACGAAGTTCATTATTTGTGATATATAGTCTATCGTCCGCATCGTCGATAATAACGATTGATCCGGTGTGTCGCGTTTCTACTACGTCGTATAATTTACCGTCAGTTAAGTCATCCCCGCTACATATATCACTAGCGTTCAAAACGCGCACCTTATCGCCTACGTTATACTTCGTCATCATTGACCGCCTCCGTTTCTGATTTTCCTTCATTAAATTGCTCGTAAGCTTTTGAAGCAAACTTATCTTTTCTGCGTGTTTTCTGTACTGATGACCATTTTCTTCCTTTTTCTTTCTAATTACTTCGTGATAATATCTGTTAGTATATAAATTCCTGCATTTCCTACAATGCCTTGCGCCATTTTTAAGGTAAGTATTTTCCGAATTATACTCATGTCCTTCTGGGCAATGTGTTTTCTCGGCATGTTCTGCCGGAATTGTTTTTCCTCTTAGTAAGTTTTCTCTCCGCGTAACAGGCTCTAAATGAATTGGATTCACGCAACGGCGATTCCTACACAAATGGTCCAAGTCCAGCCCTTCAGGTATTTCACCTACCAACCATGTATAAGATAGCCTATGTGCAACACTAGACACTCTCTGTATCATGAATTTACCGTAGCCACTACTTGTTAGTGCGGCGGTCCAGTTCCAACAACCGTTGTCTCCACCTTTGTCTACTTTTTGCCAAAAGCGATCCTCGGCGCTATTCATCCAGTCGAACCTCCTTTATAAATTCGAATGCGTCTCGATAATCACGCTTAATCCGATCCGGTAAACTCGACTTTACCACCGCGTCAACTTGCGTTTCTAATTCGCTAAACTCTTCGGCTGTAAGCGACTTTGCACACGCAGTCTTAAAATTATTGAAAAGCCAAAGGTCTAAGTCTAACGGCGGTGGCGTTGACTCACGTACTGAGCGCGTCACATACGCCGGCTGTTCGAATACTTCCGCTTTCATTTCCGGTGTAATTCGTTGACAGAACGCTCGAATATCCGGCGTCTTAGCGTATTGTTCGTCGGACATCGACCACGCCTGTTTCGCAGCATTTACGTAGAGAACGACATAATAATCGCAGTCGAACATGTGAGCGTAAGCGACCGTTTGTTTAGCGTGCTTGGATTCCGCCTCACGCATCGAATAGTGAGACGTCTTTGCCGGCGTTCCTTGCTTCGACTTGACCTCGAGTCCTACGCGTATAGTAGCGCCGTCGTCCGTTGTGTACGTCATAATGCCGTCGGGCGCTCCGTATAGATAGAACGTTTCGTCGTTGTAGGTAACGGCTTTATTCGTCTTGGCGAAATCCTCGAACATCGGCGTGCCGTCGGCGTTTCTTACGAATTTGAAGCGGGGAATATTTCCCGTAAGGCGCTCGTAGTTGCGCTCGATGAATAGTAAATCACGTTGTATGACGTCGCCTATCGCCGTTCCTATCGCTTGCCAACGTCCTTGATGCGGTTGCTTACGGAAGCCGTCCTTGCGCGCGCCTTTCGCCTTTAAGTAGAGTTCGCGGTTATCACTTCCGAGTGACGACGGTGAGAAGTACGGCTTCTTCGGATAAACATTCGGCGGATTAGCGTACCATGCGTGTAGTTGTGCGTCGAGTGCGTTGTCGTACGTTTCCGGTAGCGAGTAATGATCGTCCAGTAATGCGATTAAGTCCGCTTCTATTTGCGTTGAGTAGTCGTGTGTGAGTTCCGTGTTTGCATAGCTCAAATTATCGCCCCTCTTTCGTGTGCTTATCCGCTAGTAGCCCCGCAGTAATACCGATTAAAAAGTAAATCGATAAATACTCGAATGATTCGTTAAATATGGCGGAAAGACCGCTGATTACTAGTGCGAATAGTATTACGTAGATTATCGATATTCCGAAATGTTTCATTCCGATTCCTCCTTCGTCTTAACCACCGTCACCTTAACCCTTTTCGTTCTTCAAGTAAAGCGCTAGGACTTTCGCCACCAATACGCCGACTAGCGCTTGCCAGTACGTGACGGCGAAGTCTAGTCCGAAGTGATTGAGCGCGTACCATACGATAAGTGCGACGATTGGTGCGTAGATAAATCCGTACATATGAACGCCTCCTATATCAGTAATATCGTTTGCGAACGGTGTGGTGCGGAGTTATTGCGTAAGTTTATTTCGATTCTTTATCTGCGAACCATTTCGATACTGGAACGCCTTTTCCCCATATCGTCATCACTTCTAAATCGGAACCATTCGGAACATCGCCGAATTTATACGAGTTAGTCATAACGTCCTCTACGTCTTGTGCGTCTTGTTCCGTAAAATCGATCGGTGCTTCGAACAGCAATTCGTCATGCACAGTTCCCCATAGACGCCATCCTTCTTTACGTTGGCACATTTCGTACGCTCGAATCATCGTAACTTTCGTCTGTATCGACGATGAACCTTGTACGCGGCCGTTCGGTCCTTGACGTTTCGCACGGCTTATTTTACGCCACGTATCCTTATCGCCCCACTTCGCTTTTAACTTAGCGTCGGGCAATCGGCGTTTACGTTGCTTGCCGTCCATCCATACGAAGCCATACTTAGCGGCGAATTCCTGCGTTTCCTTTATCCATCCGTCTAATTGCGGCATTGTTTTAAACATACGGTCGAGGAAGGCTTGTGCTTCATTCGGCGTCGTATTCAACTGTTCCGCAAGCGTGTACTTCGACGTTCCATAGATAGCAGCTAGCATTCCGACTTTCATTTCCTTCCGCTCAACCGTATCGTCGCCTTCTGCCGTTTTGTAAACTTCTTCGTACGGCTTGCCGTGGAAATCCGAAGCTAGGGATGCGTAAGGATCGCGCTCATTTAGGAAAGCGTCAATCAATACTTTCTCGCCAGATAGATGCGCTACACATCGAATTTCCTGCGCCTTGAAATCGGCACCGATGATTACCTTGCCCGGCGGTGCTACGAACATCTTGCGAGCGTCTTTCGGTTGATTCTGAACGTTGAAACCTTGCTCCGATTTATCCTCCTCATCCTTACCGGAAGAGAAGCGCCCAGTAACGGTTCCCATCGGATTAAATCGAGAATGCCATCGTTTAGTTACCGCGTTTTGCTTTAACGGTAGTTTGTCGATGTACGTACCGGATAGTTTCGTTATTTTCTTGTACTCTAGTAACTTCGCTATAATTTCGAATTCACTTTTCAACGGCTTTAGCGTTTTCTTAGCGTCAAGGTTCGGAAGTTCCTTACCTATCGCTTTAGATAGCGCTGGTTTAAGCTGCTGATTCGAGTTAATATTTAGCTGTTCTTCGCCTTCGTGAAACGGTGTTAATACCGCTAGTAACTCGGACAATAATGCTTCGGCTTGCCTACGTAACTTCTCACCGTATTCCTTAGCGAAATCTAAATCGAGTACATATCCGTTAGATTCTAAATCGGCGATTACGATAAGTAGCGGAACTTCAACCGTACAATAGTACTCGTACATTTCCGGCATTTTCTTTAAGTGCTGCGATTGAAATACGTATAAATCCCACGTTAAATGCGTATCTTTCGCCGCATACACTAGCGCAATATCTAACGGCACTTCTGCAAATTTAGCGTCTTTTCCGAACAACTCGGCGAATGTATCCGATTCGGATCCGATGTAGACAGGCGCTAAGTCTTTCAGTTTGTATGACGGTTCGTTCTCGTTGAGCAAGTGCATCGCTGTCATCGTATCCCATGCGAGTCCTTTTAGCGTAATTCCGTGACGTCGGAACATCGCAATATCGTAAATAGCGTTGTGTAGTACTTTTCCTACGCTTTCATTTTCGATTAGTGGTCGTAATAATTCGAGTGCTTCAATCGGTAATGCTCTCGCATCATGCGTCGGTTCAAACGGTATATAGTAGTGGCGGTCAATCGTAGGAAGCGTGAGCGATACGCCGACAATTACGTCGGAATATACGTCCAGTCCCGTAGTTTCCGTATCGACCGCTATAATCGGTTCTTTCATCGCAAGTAGCGTTAATTCGTACAGAACGGTTTCATCCGTTACTAAAACGTAATTGTCGGGTGTGTTAGCGACTAACTCCGCTAGCTTTCCTTCGCGTTGTTGCTCGGCTAATACAGAATACATGCGGAGCGCCTCCGCTTTAGAAAAGCGTTTATTCGCCGATGCAGGATCACGCCCTATCTTACCGTTGTCCATCGCCTGCTTGACCGCGTGCAACTTGGCGTTATCCGGCTCGCTATTTTTCATCGCTAGTATGCGAATCCATGCGTCCTCTAACGTTTCCGTCGCGGCAGTTTTCCGTACGGCTGCGGCTTGGAGGGCGTCCGTTGCCCCCGCCGCCTTTACATTCAGCGTTAATTTCAACTCCGTCATTTTACGTCAGCCCTCCTCGGCGTAGCTTGCGTTATTTTTGCGTGTCTAGACGAGATTCTACGAATGTTACGATTTCAACGTTTTGTGGACAGTGGTGATTTCCGCCTCCCTCACGCCCATCTACCGCTACTTGGAAATTATCGAAGTGGTGAACCTTCGTTATTACGCCAATGTCTCCCGCCTTATTTACGGAGTAACCGCGGTACTCGTCTCTAATCCGAACGATATCGCCCTTGCGGTACTCATTCGGCTTGCGTCCTGCTTGCGTAAATATGGCGTCTTTTGCGGCTTGTTTAGCGAGTGCTTCCGCTTCTTCTAACGCCTTTTCATACTTGCCGATTTCCGCAGGCGTTGCGTGGCGCATTTCGGATTTAGCCGTGTGATTACCTTTCTTGCGACGTCCGGGCACGTCAACGGCGAAACTCTTTCCGGAGTCTCCTTCGCGGATTACCTTACCGATGTCGCCTACGCTATTTCCGCTTCCTTTACTCGCCCGTTCGCTATCGCCCGTAATGACTACGATGTCGCCTTCGCGGATTGGCTCGGGCTTGGCGCTAGCTTGCGGTGCGTATACGAGTACGTTCGCTTCCGTGCGGTTGAATTCCTCCGTGTACAATACGTAGTAATCACCGTCGTTACCGTAAGCCGTTACGCAACCACCGATTGCGATTTTCGAAACTACATACGCCTCACCTTCGTTGAAGAACGGACTTTTTCCGCCTTTTGGAATAACTACGACGTCACCCGCTTGCGCCTTGCGTTTAACTAGCGTATATTCGACGCCGTTGTGCGTAATTTCTTGCGCAGGCTTGTCCGTAGATTCTACGATTACTTCGTATTCGTTATAATCGACATACCCCGGTTGTCCTTCGACATGTACGTCTCCTTTCGAAATAACATTCGCTCTCGTTACCGTTAGAACATCGCCTAGTTTGTACGTCTGGCCGACCGCGGCATCTTTCGTAATTAGAATACGTTCGCCCACTTTCGCATGGCGCTTCTCCGTTTTCGGCGTTTGCTTACCGCCTGCTTCCGCATTTTCAAGCGCAGACTCCAGTGAAACCACACGCTCGGCTAGTCCGTCCACTTTTGCGTTGACAGTTTCGATTGTTGGCGTTGCTTGTGCGGAGATTTTGCGGAATAGCGTAACGCGCTCATCCATATCCGCAAATTTCGTATTTTCACCGTAGTTATCCTCGAAAGTTACGCCGACATTGTGCTTCATGTTTACCGCTAAATAGTATGAATTTGCGCTGAAAAACGACGTTCGGCTATCGGTACATAGCGCAATATCGCCTGCTTTCTTTTCCACGCTAGGCTTTCCGTCAACCCTCGCATATTCCGCACCGCCGTAAGTAACCTTCGTAATTTCACCGTTCACCATATCGATCGTTTGAACGCCTGTAAGTTTCGCCATATTATACCGCCTCCGATTTAGTAGTTTCCGCATGAATACCGATGTTAAGTTTCGTCCAGCTTTCGCTTAATTCCCACGGCCGTACCCAATATTCGCGTTGTACGAGGTTAGGAAACATATATACTTCGCCTTGGAATATCGCAATGAAGTAATCGACCTCGTCTTTGCTATACGGAGTACCGTTGCTTTTCGCACCTTTGGTGATTACCCATTCGCCGTTATACCGTTCTTCGTCACGTAGAGAGGCGGTTTTTACTTGTACGTAGAACGTCTGCTTATCACCATTACGCTTTATCGATAAATCAAACGCTTCGGGCAAGGTTGGCTCACTTACAGTCCAACCGTTTGCCATTAGCGCAGCCATCGCAAGCAACTCCGCGTGTCTACCTTTTTCCGATGCTGACATTACCAAACTGTCGCCCTCCTTTCGTTTTATTCGCGTTTTTTAGAAAGGAAGTTGATCCTCGGGTACTTGCGTATTATCTACCGGAGTTTCGCTAGGCGCTGCGTTTGTCAGTCCGATTAAGCTAACGTCGAAGCCAGCTTGCGTTAGTAGCTTAATTTGCTCTGCTTCGTCCGCTTCGAATAGTAGGCCGTCGAATAGCGTCATATCGAATTCAGCGGGCGCAGCGGCAAAATTAGCTCGTTGTGCATCCGTTAAATCTTCGTCCATATCCATGACAGGCGATAGGCTTACAGTCGTAGTTGTTCCGCTACCTTGCTTCGATAGTTCGAACGCAAACTTGCCGAGTCTTTTCTCGTTCTTTACGATAACGGCATGAATCGCCTGTGCTTGCGCTTTAGATACGTCGACAATGATTGGCTCGCCCGTCGTTAAATCGTAGAAGCCCATTGCAAAGCGTTGTTTAGCGCGATACTTGCCCGCTTCTTGTCCGTGTGCGTCCGAAAAGTCCTGCGATAAATCCTTGTGATATTTCCACGCCTTGTCCCAAACGGTGAGGTCCGCTACTGGATAGCCGGCTTTCGATTTTTGCGACGGCTCTTTCGCTACAAAGCTATTAATCTGCTTAAATATTCCGTATGAATAGAACGATATAAGATTCGCCGTACCGAGTACTTTAACGTAGAACGTACTGCCCGTTTTAAACGATGTAAATTCCGTGTTGCTACCGCTTTCGCTCGTTGCGTTCAATGCGTCTAATGCGTCCGTTCCTGCTGCGTATTTGTTCGTCAAATAAATCGCTCCCTTTTCTTCGTATTATTTTCAAGCGCTGGATTACGGCGGAAGTTGCGCAAACAACCGCCTCGGATACGTTAGCTATTCGGACAGGTTTTCGCCCTCCGATGTCCTCGTATCCTTCCTTCCCAACGCCCGCTACTACGCCCGTATTATCGAAGTGTCTCCCCGTAACCGCCGAACGCCGAAGTGGCATTGCCAATTACGAAGGATTCCGATAAGACGGATAACCGACCGCGGCGCCCTCGCTACCCATTCGAAACCTTTCGGAATCTATTAGGTACAGTCGATAGGTCGACCGTATTAAAGCGATATGGACTCGGTTTAACGTAGTAGCCGACGTTGATTGCCGGCTTGTTGCGTTAATTAACCGCCTTGATAGATGCAGTAGCAAGGTTCGCACATTCCCTTATCAAGCGCCCACGTACCTAATTCCACGGCTTTTTCTTCGCCACACTCACTACATTCGATAATTTCGAAATCATCTTCGGGATTGTCTAGCGATACTATTTCCGAAACCATTTCTTCCGAACTATCGACCTCCGTTGCGTCTGCATACTCACCGTTACGCACCATGTCCTCAGCTGCGGAAGAATCCTCCGCCTCAACTACGACTTTATATGTTGTTATCTGCTGATAAGTTACCTCGAATTTTTCCATTCCGATTCGCCTCCGTTTATATAGTAGTAATTCGATACTAAACCGTAAGAAAAGCGTCAGCCTCTCGTTTCGTACGTTCGAATTCCGATTGTAATTCGCCTAACGCAGCGCCAATCTCGTCGAACAAGCCGAGCGTTACGTCAATTTGCGCCTGTATAAGCGATTGCGTTTTCGGATTCTTTGCGCGCGCTTTGTTTAGCGTCAGTTGCGCTATTTCGATTTGAACGAGCGCTTGTCGTTCAGCTAGCGTACGGAATTCCTTCGTAAATTGGCGTTTCGCTTTCGTTAGTTCACGTTTGATTGTAGCGCGAGCCTTCGACATTACCGTTGATTCGGAGAACTTCGCTATTTCATCGATAGATAGCTTAATATCCTCAGTAGGCTCGGCGTCATTAATTCCATAAACCGTTATAATAACGTCATCTTTCATATCGAGGATTAAACGCGTTCCAGTATTCGGATGATCGAAAATTCTTCCTCGACCGTTCGATTTATCTCCTACGTAAATTGCCGTAGTCATTAACTGACGAAGCCATGCGCTAATGTGTGATTTCATTTGCTTCTGCGGTGATTCTAAGCGTTCTAATGCTCGCTCAATAGCGTGATTAGTCGTATAAACCGTCATCCAAGACGCACCGCCTTTGTTGACGGACGGTAGTAGTCCGCCTCGTCGCCGTCTTGGTCGAGCGCTCCGTTGTAGTCGTAGTCCGCTTGGTAGCGCCCATGTAGCGTTGGTAAAAATTGCGTGTGACTTTCGTTGTTATTACGTGTATAATAAATATTGTTAGCGGGCATATCGTTAACCTCCGTTTAATTTGCGTTTTTATTTTATAAAATGCGTATACTTATGCGAATAATTGCGTAGACTATAGTAGGTATTCACAATTGTTTAGACTATAAACTGTTGATTTACAGTTTGAACTACGTTATAATTTCGAAAGAAGGCATAGTTAAAGAAGCCTTCGAAAATACCAACATCTAAGAATGACTATACTGCTAACGAATAATAATTCGTTTGGCATTCGATTCGAAACCTCTGAATGAAAATACGGTGGCTACGTGCTTGTCCTCCAAAAACACTCGCCAAAGTGTCGGATAACTCGCTATCATTTGTACTTCCATTCGCCCAAGAGTTGAGAATCATCTTACGTCTGCGGTCTCCCTTCGCCAAAAGGGTGATCGCTTCTTTTAATTCTACGACCGACTCAACGTTCGCCAAAACGTCTGCCGGTTCAAACACATTCATTTCTTCGTGATTTTCGGTCTTACTTGTTAATTCCTCGACCGACTTACACCGCTCATACTTACTTCGTTTAATGTGCCTCGCTATCGCTCTACTAATATAGTATTTCGACATTGCAACGATAGACTTAACGTTTCCTTTCGCAAGTTCCTTTCCGATGTTCACGTAGCACGTATGCTCGAAAGATGTTACATCAGGGATGCGGTGCCAGAGAGAAAGTGATGCTTGCTCCACTAAAGTCACAATCGCTTCTACTTCCATAGCAGATTCAATGAATATTAAGTTTTGATGTTTAATCAATTCCTTACCTCCTGCTTCGTTGTTATTTGCTTTATATTATAGAAGGGGACGTTACTCTTACATTCTGCAACATGATTATTAAAACTTTTTTAAAATATATCAAAATTACATATTTACTTTCCCCTTAACTAATAATATAATAAAATTGGTTGAGAAAGTCAACCGTAAAATCAGAATATTATCGAAAGAGGTTAAAGATTTATGATTTCGTACCAAAGAATGCGTAGTTTACTAGAATCTCGCGGTATCTCCTTCCGCACTTTACGAAGTGAAGTCGGAATAACTTCGAACGTTGCGACTAATCTTAACAACGATCGTCCAGTTTCTATCGAACGTCTAGCGGAAATTTGCTTATACCTGGACGTTCCAATCGAAGCCGTAGTCGAAGTTTTACCGGAGAAATAATGACGCCTTAATTGGCGTCTTTTTTATTTTCGCAATAAATGGTAAAATAGTCCACGGAGGTGTGCGACTATCGACATCCAATTGCGATGTATGTTACGCGACCGTCGCAATGAACGCGGACTTACGCAGTACGACCTCGAATTACTTACGGGTATTTCGCGTCATACTATCTCTACTTACGAGAACGGCAAGACGGATATGAACGTAAGTACTGCGGTAAAGTTTGCGATAATCCTCAACTGCTCATTAAACGATTTATTCGAATTTGAACAGAAGTAGTCGGTCGCGGGCGGGCTTTTAGAGCCGTCCGTGCGAATGTTAAGATATTTCTTAACCGAACATACGTTACCATAAAGTTTACCACGATTACCTAATACTGTCGATAGTTTTCACGCTATTATGACAACGTTAAAATTTTACAATTGTCGAATAATCGGTACCCTTTTCGCCTGTTCCGCTAACCCCCGTAGAATGCCCGTCCCATGCGCCGTCAATATCGCATTTGCGTCCTTCTCGGCTAACGTGCCGTAATCTATCGTAGAAAGACGTTCATTACGTAATAATAG